CCCCTCCCCTTCAAATCCCATAGTCTAACTAACTATGAACCGCTTTTAAACGGCTTCACGTTCCACGTTCTCTATTACCCGGTTAGTCACCAGGTTTTAGCTCCCGTGGATAGTGTTCGGGTTTGAAGGTCCATATGGGCCAGTCGGCGTAAGCCGACTGGTCTTTTTGGATAAGGGTCCCTTTTCGGCGCGGATTTCTCCGTGTCGGTTACTTACAGCCAAACAACTTGAAAGGAGAGGATATGGCTGTGAAGCCTAAGTTCTATCCAATCCTGCCGAGAGAGAAGCGCCAAAAGCGCCAACGATCGGCTCTCAACGACTCTTCGTCTTCTGCTTGTAGTTACCGTTTATATCAATGGCATGAATCGACTAGTAGGATTACACATTCTACGAGTTTCTTCGTTGACAACGATTATACGGCGACTATAGGTTGGAATGCGAAGACCGGTGTGAAGTTGCCTAACTGGAAACAACTAGTGGCCAAAGGCATGGATGCGACGACCCCGTATGCTAGGGAAGTCTACTCCGTGAAACCCGCACGTTATACGGTCGGCTCTACGAACGCATCTTATGTGAACGTAGGTGCCGGTCTTAGTGACGGGGGGTTGCTTAAAAATGAGAAGGAGTGGGATACCCTGAGAGATCAGGCCCTTGCTCGTCTCAAAAATAAGCTTAATGGCCACATTGGCAAAGCGCAGCTTGCAGCACCTCTAGCTGAGAGTCGTGAAGTCCACCGCCTTGTGCGGCAGATCAACACTCTCGGCATAGATATGGTAAAAGCAGCGTTAGCCATTAAGAAAACACGTGGCAAAAGTGCCGCGAAGTTCTTTGGTGATGTTTGGTTGGGTTTCGGGTTCGGGGTTCGTCCCTTGATCAGTGACCTAGCCAATGCAGCTAATGCCATCCTTGATTACCAAACCAGGGAGGATCACCACGTTCGCGTAGTAGGCACTGCGACCAGAGAATACACTTCTGGGCAAGTTATCGCCCCAGTTTACTCCATATGTCCTGGCGTTAAGATTGGTTATACCAATCACGGCCATCATATGCAGGGTGTACACCTCGTGGCAGGCATAGACCTAAAAATCAGGTCTACTGCTTCCTACGGTATGAGCGATCAACTAGGTTTAAGTTTAGGGGCGGTTCCCGGTGCTTTATGGGAATTAGTTCCTTTCTCCTGGGTTGTAGATTATGCTTCTACTGTGGGCGATTGGATTGACGACATGTTCTTCACGATACCTGGTATTGTGAAGTACGTTAGTCGATCTGAGAAGTACCAGACTGAGACTACTGGCGTTCCGTATGCGAGCTATTCTCCGGGTTATACCGGAAGTTTTAGTAGTTCGCCTGCAGAATTAAAGTATGTCAATTTCAATCGCACCGTTCTTGCCACACTCCCTACGCGACAACTCCGTCTTAAAACAACGGATGAGGTCGCGAAATTCGGATTGACTAAGCTTCTAAACTTAGCTTCCGTGTTAGCTCAAAAACGCGGTCCGAATCTCAAAGATCGACTATCTTAGAGACTAGGCCTTGTTATGAGTGTCCACTAAGGAGGCATACATGCCTTTCGCACCAACTTCACCTGTTACGGGCGCAACGGTTACGGGATTAACTTCCCCGACCTATACGCTCACAGCCGACACGCCACCGAACATTAATGGCAAGCAATTCGCCATTACTGCACTTGGTGGCACCCAGACGGGCGTCGATTATAATTCGGTGTCAAAGCCGTTTACGATCGCGTTCTTCAGGCCGCCGGTACTGCGAACGTTACCGCAGGCAAATCCCCTAACGGGAGTTATCAAGAACGTACCCCTGAACGTGTATAAATTTAACACACGCAAGGGGGCTGCCCCGTCTGTGAATCAGACGATTATGGTGCCGAAAATCACCACGATCATCGAAGTTCCGGCTGGGGTTGACACCTACGAACCAGAAGAGATTCGTGCGATGATCAGCTGCCACTTCGGTGTCGGCTGGCAAAGTGCGAGTGATATTTCGGTCGCGGTGTTAACAGGTGTTCTATGACTTGGGCGCGGGTAAGTTCCGTTGCGATTGCAGTTGCGGTTGCACTAATTCTTATAGTGCATCTGCCAGCAATTGTAATGGATCCACTCGTTACTGCTTTTTCTCAGGTCAGGAAGAACACTGCGAGCAATTCGACACCGTTCGTATCCATGCCATCGTTGGAAACGACTATGGATGTGGAAACGTCGGTGAAGAAGGCTGAGTAGTTTCGCTCAGTCTTCTACATAGCCTGTAATAGGACTATGTAGTCTGCTTTCGTTCTTGGTTAAACCGTTATTTTCATCGGGAGATATCCTGTGAGTAAAAGTAACGTTCCATGTGGAGAAAAGAGGTTGAATTCCTTTTTCAACACATTGTTAGAAGAGCTTCTTGACAAAGGGCCGCAAAATGCCGCGGTCCAGCGTCAGGTGCAACGTGCTCGTAAAAGAGCACGCTTCCTTAGAGAAGATCTTCGTGGGAAGGCTATCGCTGATTTTCTGGCGATAAACGAGAAGGTTGGCGTAATACAAGCTACTTGCCCACCTTCCACCTCCCTTGATCGAAGGATCGTTGATAACGCTCGTTATTTCATTACTAATGTTTTAGAGCGTTTCACTTCTTCCTTTGATGAGTTGGCCATACAGCAGCCACTCGAGATGTCATATCTTTGGTCAAATTGGCGGTTTGGTCCTGGGGCCAGTAATGGCCTGAAAGGCACGCATACCGTCGATAAGATTTATAAGGATATGACTTGCACTGCTCTGTGTGAACCTTTGGTTCTTAAACTGCGGTCGTACAACCCGTACTTCATAGCCAGAGATGGCCAAAAAGGAGTAACGGGAACAACGCAGGTTGAAGGCTCACGACTAACTACAGTCCCCAAAAACGAGGACACTGAGCGTACAATTGCCATAGAACCTTCGGGTAATATGTGTCTGCAGCTTGCTGCAGGCATGTATCTCGAAGGAGCTCTTAGGCATATCGGCTTAGACATTCGCAACCAACAGCTTAAAAACAAAGCTATGGCCCAACGCGGCTCTAGATTAGGGGATGTTGCAACCCTTGATCTTAAGTCCGCTAGCGATATGATAAGCATCGATCTTGTACGCGCCCTTCTGCCTAGTTCATGGTTTGACCTATTAATGAAGCTTAGGTCACCCGTGATCACAATCCCCGGTGATGGTAAAGCTGGAGATGTGGGCAGACAAGTAGAGCTACATATGATTAGCACCATGGGGAATGGTTTTACTTTTCCCCTCATGACTTTAGTGCTAGTAGCTCTTATCTACGGATTTAGGTGTATCCGTGGCGGACCAAATCTATTCGTAGATTGGACTGACACGTGCGTGTTCGGAGATGACATCATCCTCCCTACGCGTGAGTACGCCGGGTTCGTAGAAGTCTTGACAAAGGCGGGACTTGTCGTTAATTTAGATAAGTCCTACAGTGAAGGTGCCTTTCGCGAGTCTTGCGGCGGTGATTACTTAAATGGGGTTGATATAACTCCTTTCTATGTTAAATCACTTGTTAGCGAGGCCGACGTCTATGTAGTAACTAATCAAGTGTTATCGTGGGGTGCTCGGGAGAACCTACCCTTGCACCGCACTTTAACACTGCTTAGGTCGTTTATAGACGGAAAGCCCCACCTCGTACCCGAGTGGCTTAATCCAGATCAAGGGATTTTGACTACTGGGTGCCCGAGACGATATACCTACTTAAGCTTGGTGCAGGAGATGGTTCGGCTTCCTTGTGAAGCTACACACTTCTCTATGCCCCTTGCTATTGGCGGATATGTTGTCCCGGTTGGCGGCGAACTGTTTTATTTACCTCGAAGCATGAAACTGCCTAGAGTAAAAGTTCGTCGGTCCAGGTTGCCAAACGGCTATCTGGATGGCTGGGATCCTAGCTATAGATCTCAGCCTGCTGCTGGGCATGTGGCTTCAGTTGTGGCCATACACTTCAGCAGCTGAAACAAAGGGGG